CAGCAATTTGGATATTAACACCAACTTACCAATGTGGACAAGAAACACTTGTAAGTATGGTGATAACTTTGTTTACCTTAAATTAGACCCTGAAAAGGGTGTTGTTGGTTGTCAACAACTACCAACAATTGAGATTGAACGTCACGAAGTTGGTGTTAGCGCCAAAATTACAGTTGATATTACACAAGAAAAAGACGAAAATAAAAAAGCCCTTCATTTTACTTGGAAAAATAGAAACATGGAATTTCAATCTTGGGAGATGGCTCACTTTAGATTATTGGGTGACGATAGAAAACTACCATACGGAACATCTATGTTGGAAAAAGCAAGACGTATTTGGAAACAACTATTGTTATCTGAGGATGCAATGTTGATTTACCGTACATCAAGAGCACCTGAAAGAAGGATGTTTAAGGTTTTTGTTGGTAATATGAACGATGATGATGTTGAAGCATATGTAAATCGTGTAGCCAACAAATTTAAAAGAGAACAAGTCGTAGATTCTAAGACAGGAAATGTAGATATGAGATTTAATCAAATGGCAGTTGACCAAGATTATTTTATCCCTGTTCGTGATCCTTCAGCACCAGATCCAATCACAACATTGCCAGGTGCAACTAACTTATCCGAAATTGCGGATATTGAATATATTCAGAAAAAATTATTAACAGCACTTCGCGTTCCAAAGGCGTTCTTGGGGTTTGAAGAAGTTGTTGGTGATGGTAAAAATCTATCATTACAAGACATTCGTTTTGCTCGAACAATTAATAGAATTCAAAAAAGTATGTTAGCAGAACTTAATAAGATTGCTATTGTTCATTTATTTTTATTGGGATTTGAGGACGAATTACAGAACTTTACCTTAGGACTATCTAATCCATCAACGCAAGCAGATTTATTGAAAATTGATGTTTGGAAAGAAAAAGTTTTATTGTACAAAGATTTAGTCGCAGATCCAGGAAATGGTATTCAACCTACATCTTCAACTTGGGCTAAAAAACATATTTTTAATTGGTCTGATGAAGAAATTAGATTAGATTTACAACAACAGAGAATTGAGAGGGCTGTTGGAGAAGAACTTAAAGCGACTCCTACGGTTATTACTAAAACAGGTTTATTCGATAATATCGACAAATTATATGGCAATACTACTGGAGGGACAACAAATAATGCTGCAACAACTACAACGGATACTGAACAACCATTTGGGGGTACAGGAGGATTTGAATCAACACCACCACCATCCGAAGGTGGTGAGGAACCATTACCGCCAGCAGAAACTGGTGCACCTGAAGGTGGTGAAGCGGCCGTAACTCCAGAATCTAAACTAAAAAATATGAACTTATTAATAGAAAGTGATTTGATTGAGGGTTCAAAATTTTTAGATTTAGGTCAAGCTCAAGAATCTTTAGGTGAAATTTCAAAAGAACTGGATAAGTTATTAAATTCATAATATTTATATTAAAACTAACGATGATGACTTTCGGAAAAATCAAATCCATAATAGAAAACAATCTTATTGAATCCTACAAAGATGAAAAGGAGTTCAAAAAATCATTAAAAGAATTTAAACATAATGTTTTAAATAATAAAACAATGTCTAAGGTATATTCTTTATATGATCAATTAAGTACTCCACAAGGAATAAATGAATCTGATGCGAAAGATTTTTTGGAAGAAGGGATTAGTTTAATTCAAAAATTACTACCAAATATTAAATTACCAAAAACTTTATCTGAGAATGTTGAGAATAAATACTCAGACATTGATACCCTTGTTTATACTAATAAATTAAATCTATTAGAAAGAGTTAATTCGAAAAAAAATATTACAAGTATATTAACTTCAAGTAATAATGTTGTTAAAGAATCTATAAACATACCATTAAAATCTATGGTTAGTATTGCCAATCAAACTTTAAATAGGTACCTTGAGAATCTTGATGAGTCAGACAGGAAAGAATTCCTTCAACTAATTTCAGAAGATTCAAAATCTCTTGAAGCAAAATTTGAAGTTATTCGTGAAAGTGCAATCAATAAACTTACTCTCGTGTTGGAAAAAGAGGAAGAGTTTGAGTTAAAGACAAAATTGTCTGAAACTATAGATAGGTTAAAAACTGAAGAGTTTAACCAATTAAATTTTCTAAAAATAAAAAATTTAGAAGAATCAATTTAAAGAATTTTTTACTTTTTGAATGTAAGAAGCTTTTAAAAACTTAGATCTTTTTAACACAGATTTTTTCACAAATTCTTTTTTTTCAACCAGAATTTGATTCTGTCTACTTTTAATAACTTTAGATTTTAGAATTTTTAAAGATTTCTCAATCCCATTTTTTTTTACGTCTACTTTTAGCATATAATTACAAATATCTGAATTTATTAAAAAAACTTTGACAATCGATTTATTTTATACTATTTTTTAACAAAAAAATAAACATTGTAATTAATGAAAATTAATGAAAAAAGGAAAAAGTGTAAAATTAAATCTATTCAGTCCAATAAAATCCGTTTACGGCACCGTAGATTCTAAAAATTTAAAATCGTTATACATAAACATTCAATCGTGGGTTTCACCAAAATTTGAACACGATAATTGGAATCGGGTAGTTTGTAATTTAAACAGAGAAATAAAACACTCAGTTTTTAATTCAATTGACACAAACACATTTAAAGAAAATAGTATTGTTGATTTAGACCTTAGAACTAGTGGTATTTCTCACGGTAAAAAATCATTCTTTAACTTAGAAGTTAACCTATACACTAACAAAGAATTTGATTTTAAGTCAACAGAATTAAAAGAATCTATAAAAAAAATTGTAAGAAATATTGTAAGAGATAATATAATAGAAAATAAATACTTTGACTTTTCATTATCCAAAAGTAAGTAAAGATGATTCTTTGATATATTTATCTTAAAAACGATTAATGAAACAATTAAGAATTTTAGAAGCAAGCGAAGTAGGTCATGGTATATTGATTGAAATGGACGCAGGTTGGGTTTCTCCAAAAGACATTCGTAACTCCGAAATATTAAAGGAAGCATCAAACTTAGATTATAGAAACCCATTTGAATTCTATGCGGTATTACAGAAATATGATACACCAAATAGAAACGGAAGATTTTATCCTGAAAGGATATTAAAAAGAGAGGCTGAAAATTATAAAATAGCAATTGCCAAAGGATTATCAACTTCTGAACTTAACCATCCTGAGTCATCTTTAATTGACTTAGATAGAGTATCTCACATAATCACTGATATATGGTGGGATAAAAATATTTTAATGGGTAAACTTAAATTATTAACTTCACCAGGATTTCATGAAAGAGGTATTGTATCAACTAAAGGAGATCAAGCCGCCAACTTAATGAGACAGGGCGTTACTATGGGGGTTTCATCAAGAGGTGTTGGATCTTTAAAGAAAGTAGGAGAAAGAAACGAAGTACAAGATGACTTCGAGTTAATTTGTTTCGATTTAGTGTCATCACCATCAACACCAGGGGCTTATTTATTTAATAATCCTGAGGATAGACATAAATATGATGAAAATTTAGAGGAAGAAAGAAGACATAAGTCACCTGAAAAATCAGATTTTCAATCCAAAGGAGTTGACTTAATGAAAAAATTAACCGATTATTTGGGTAAATAAAAATATTATGGAAGAAAAATTTTTTGTGGCGAAAGTCCAGTATGATTTACCTGATGAAACTAGTGGTAAAATTAAAAAAATCAGAGAAGAAAAATTAGTTAGAGGTTATTCTGTTACTGATGTTGAAGCAAAAGTTACTGCTAAATATCAAGGGTTTACTAATGATTGGAGAATTACTTCAGTATCTGAAAGTAAAATAGATGAGGTAATTGAGTAATTTATTGGTTTTTAAATTAAAAAAAGTGGTCTTATGACCACTTTTTTTTTGCTTGGATATATTTATATGTTGATATAATTTTTAATAATCAAGATTATATTCATAAAACATTAAAAAAATAAGGACACATTATTCATATAATAGTGTTTTTTTATTTTTGGTGATATTTATTAGTTAAAATAAAATAGATTTTCTATATGAAAGAAAACAAATTAGTTCAAGAGGCTATTATTCAAATGAAACAAGTTGAAGAAGCAATAGCTGAAAACGCAAAAGGAATACTTGCTTCTACTATGAAGGAAGAAATCAACCAATTAGTAAAAGAATCTCTTTCCGAACAATCTGACGAAGATGAGATTGAATTAGATACTGACATGGAAATGTCGGCTGATAACGATGAAATGGATGTAGACATGGATATTGACTCAGATGAAGAATCTGATGAAATGGAAATGGAAATGGACTTTGAAATGGATTCGGATGAAACTCCAATTGATTTAACCGACGCTTCTGATGACGAGATTTTGAAAGTTTTTAAAGCTATGGGTGAAAACGATGGAATTATCGTTAAAAAAGATGGTGAAGACATTCATTTAACCGATAATGATTCTGATGTTGAATACCTAGTTAAACTTGGTGAATCTGAAGACGAAATGATGGAAGAAGAGGACGAAATGATGGAAGAAGAGGAAGACATGGTGGAAGAAGAGGAAGACATGATGGAAGAATCTGACGAATCGGTTGATGATGTAATTGACGCTATTTTTAGTGGAGATATGTCAGGTGTTGACTCTGAAGAAGAAGTTGTTTACGAAATAGAGTTAGATGAAGAATCTGAAATGGATGAAGAATCTGAAATGGAAATGGATGAAGAATCTGAAATGGATGAAAATTTAACTAATGAAACCTACAAACCTAAAGGTGTTGGTATGGGTAAACCTAAATTTAAATACAAAAAAACTACAGGTGGATTTAAAGAGGATATGAAACAAGGTCCTAAATCTGTAGGTACTGGTAAAGCTAAATTTGATTACAAAAAAGGTGCTAACATGGAAGGTAAATCTAAAGTCGTTAAAGCTGAAACTAAAGAAGGTAAATACGGAATGAATAAAGGTGATAAATCTAAGACCGTTAAAGGTGATAAAGATTATACTACAAAAAAAGGAGATACTTTAAAAAGAAAGGCCTTCGAAAAAGAAGAAACTAAGGAAGCGGCAAGAACTTATGGTATGGGTTCTAAAGAAGGTAGAGGACTGAGAAAAGGCATCACTCCAAACAGAAACTTTGTTTATGGTAAGAATGGTGTTAAAACTGAATCTACTCAAGAAGAAGTTAGTATGTTGAGAGAAAAAAATGAAGAGTACAGAAAAGCATTAAATGTTTTCAGAGAAAAACTTAATGAAGTTGCTATCTTTAATTCAAACTTAGCGTATGCTACTAGATTGTTTACAGAACATTCAACTACTAAGAAAGAAAAAATAAATATATTAAGAAGATTTGATGATGTTGAAACTTTGAAAGAATCTAAAAATCTTTACAAGTCAATTAAAGACGAATTGTCTAAGGTTGAAACAAAATCAATTAATGAATCAGTTGGTTCAAAATTAAATAAAACAGTAACTACTGGTTCATCAACTACTCTAATTGAATCAAAAACTTATGAAAATCCTCAGTTCTTAAGAATGAAAGATTTAATGGGTAAATTAGGGTAAT